CGCAGCACGCCATCGACCGCTACGCCAAATACATCGACGACAACGCGAGGGAGAGCAGCGTGCAGCGCCACTTCATCCGGCGCGGCAGCGGCGTGAACGCGGAGGACGTGGCCGACCTGAGCAAGACGGTGATCGAATGGGACGGCAGCGATATCCGCGAGGTGCTGCAGACGGTGCAGACGCAGCCGCTCAACGGCCAGGTCTACCAGATGATGCAGTACATGGCCGACGCGATGAAGCAGGACTGCGGCCAGAACCAGTACGCGCGCGGCGAGGGCGGCCTGAACGTGACGGCGGGCACGGCCATCAACGCCCTGCAGCAGGCGGGCAGCAAGATCGCCCGCTGGCACACGGAGCGATTCAAGGACAGCTTCCGCGAGATGGTGGAGATGATCCTGTGGGTGCTCAGCGAGTACATGGAGCCGGGACGCACGCTGCGCATCGTCGGCGGGGACGGCGTGCGCGACAGGCTGATCGAGCTGATCGCACCGGAGATGGCGGCGCAGAAGGGCGGCGCGGTGCCGCGCCCCGCGTACACGGTGCGCGTGCAGGTGCAGCGCGGAAACCCGGATCAGATCGCGCAGGACAACGAGTTTATCCTGCAGGCGGTGAAGATCTGCGCGGAGGCGGGCACCCCGCTGCCGGCCGAGGAGGTCATCCGGCTGCTGGAGGGCCACCGGATCAAGGAGAGCGTTTTGCAGGCAGTCAAGCGGGCTGTGCCCGCTGCTGAATAAAGCCGGCCTGGGCCGGCGGAAACAAGGAAAGGAGAAACAGGATGGAAGAGAGGAACGAGGAGATGCTGGGCATGCCGATGAGCGCGCAGGAGATCACGGGCGAGCTGATGGAGGAAAGCGCCGAACGGGCGGCCCAGGAGGACGAGGAGCTGGCGGCGAGCCTGCGCGAGGGCATCGGCATGCTGTTCGAGGACGGCTGGACCGCCGAGGAGCTGGCGGCGCTTTCGCAGGACGAGGGCGTGCGCGGCGACGTGGCGGCGGGCATCGACCTGATCCGCGCGGCGGCGAGGATGCTGCGCAGGCAGCTGCTGGAGGCGAAGGCCATGCAGGCGCCGCGCAGGCGCGGCGTGCCGGTGACCCGAAGCTGCGCGGCGGGCGCGTCCGTGCCGGAAAACCGGATCGATGCGATGAGCGACGCGCAGTTTGACGCGTTCTCCAGGCAGGCGCGCGCCGCGGCGATGATGGGGAAGAAGGTGAGGATGTGATGATGTAAGGCGGACGCAGGAGAAGCACAGAGAGGACAATTCAGAAAGAACAAGGAGGAAACAAGATGGCTTATACGAGTGCCAATACCAACATGACGGCGAGCACGGGCCTGACCCCGGGCATGCAGACCTACTACAACCGCGAGCTGCTGCGCACCTTTGAACCGGAGCTGGTGCACCTGCAGTTCGGCGACGAGCACAGGATGCCGGAGAACAGCGGCCTGGTGATGAACATGCGCAAGATCATCCCGCTGGAGGCGAACACGAACACGCTCAGCGAGGGCGAACCGGGCGAGAGCGTCATGCTGACCGAGACGGAGGTGACGGTGAAGCTGGAGCAGTACGGCGAATACGCCCGCTGCACGGACAAGCTGGATCTGTCGCACCTGGACATGAACATCCTGCGCAAGACCAAGCTCTTCGGCGACGCGGGCGCGCGCTCCATCGACGCGGTGGTGCGTGAGGAGCTGGCGACCTGCACGAACGTGATCTACGCCGGCGGCAAGACCAGCCGCAGTGCGCTCACCAGCGCGGACAAGCTGACCACCAAGGAGCTGCGCAAGGCCGTGCGCAAGCTGAAGAAGGCGCACGCGCAGACCTTCGGCGGGTACTATATCGCGATTGTGGGCCCGGATACGTTCTACGACCTGCAGGACGACGAGACGTTTGTGGCGGTGAGCCGCTACCAGGACAAGGAAGCGGTGTACACCGGCGAGATCGGCCGCCTGTTCGGCTGCCGCATCGTGGAGACGACCGAGGCGAAGGTCTTCGAGGGCGCGGGCGCTTCCGGCGCGGACGTGGCGAGCGTCATCGTGCTGGGCCAGTACGCCTATGGCTACACGAGCTTCAAGGGCGCCAAGCCGCGCGTGATCGTCAAGCCGGCTGGCAGCGCGGGCACCAGCGATCCGCTCGACCAGATCTCCACCGTGGGCTGGAAGATGGACGGCTTCGGCGTGAAGATGCTCCAGCCGGAGTATGCGGTCAGGATCGAGTGCGGGTTCACGGCGTAAGGCTGCGCGCATTTGATCGAAAGAACTCCCTCCGGCTGCTGCGGCAGCCACCTCCCTCACGAGGGAGGCTATGGAGAGAGGAGTAAGGACGAAACTCTGAAGAGGCGGACAAGGTTTGAGGGGATGAAATCCCCAAGGAAAGGAGAAAAACAATGGCGATCAGGACGAATACGACCCGTACGATTGACAAGGCATCCAGCGCGCTTGCCGCGAGGTGCGAGGCGACGCAGAAGAACATGGACAAGCTGGCCGCACAGGCCGGGTGCAGCGGGTGCACTATGGAAAAGGTGACGCTGCCGCTGGCGCCGGGCAGCAGCGACGACGTGGTGTTTGTGGGCCTCAACGGCGCGGACTTCTACTTCATGCGCGGCAGGCAGGTGGAGATGCCCGCGCCGATTGCCGAGATCCTCAGGAACACGGGCCATCTGTGAGGTGAGGACGATGACGCTGGCAAACATCATGAAGCTGGCGCTGCGGCAGCTGGATGAGGCGGCGGAGGACATCGCGGAATACGACGAGCTGTTCCGAAGCTACGCGAACATGGGCTACATGATCGCGCTGCGCCTGTTCCTGCGGCCCAGGGAGACGTTTGAACTGACGACGGATGATCAGGGGCGCGCGGACATCTCCGCGCTGCCCGTCATGCGGGTGGTGGACATGCGAAACGCACAGGGCAGACCTGTGCGCTTTTCCATCTCCGCAGACGGCAGGGCGATCGGGACTGAAGAGAAGAATACGGCTGTTCAGGCACTGTGCGAGGTGGAACGGCCGGCGCTTGAGGCCGATACGGACGAGCCGGAGCTGCCGCAGTACGCGCATCCCGCGCTGGCGGACTACATCTGCTACCGGCACCTGTCCAGCGGCAACCTGGCCAAGCAGAGCCGCGCGGAATTCTTCCGGCAGAGCTTTTACCAGCAGATGCGCACGCTGATTCCACAGGGCGCGGGCAGCGTGACGCAGCTGCGGAACCTGTACGCGGTGACGGACGCACGATACAGGAGGTGACGAGATGGCGGGCAGGGCAAGACGCGTTCAGGACGAGGGGTATGAGGGACGCTTTACCATCCCCACGCCCAAGGGCGTCTATCAGGCGGCGGGCGATACCAACGTGGATACGGACTACGCCTACCGCGCGGAAAACATGCGCACGCAGCGCGGGCTGCTGGCGACGAGCTACGGCACCAGCCGCGCCTTCCCGGCGCTGGGCGTGCCGATTGAGACGCTGACAAGATTTTACAGGCGCAGCCGGCCGGATGATCCGGACGTGTTCGTGGCGGGCGCGGGCGGCGCCATCTACACCTATACGATGGGCACGGAGGGATGGGTCATGCGCGGCGAGGGATTCTCCTGCAACCGCTGGAGCTGCGTAACCTATGAGGCGCAGGAGGACGGCGCGACGGTCGACGTCCTGATCATGAGCAACGCGCACGACGGGATGATCGCAATCTACGGCAGCGACCTGCGGGTGGAAAGGAAGACGCTGCGCATCGGCGAGGACTACGCGGACGTGCGCTTCTCCGTGCTCGGACGGCATGCCGAGCGCATCTGGGGCACGGGCGCGCCCGGCTATCCGGACGATGTGTTCTACTCGCGGCCGTACGACCCGTTCGACTGGACGGGCGTGGCGGATACCCCGGAGCTGGGCGGCGGCGTGATCAAGCAGCCGACCTGGGACGGCGACGCGTTCATCGCGCTGGAGCCGTTCGGCGGGTACATGCTGGCGATCAAGCGGAGCACGGTGTTTGAGATCCGCGGCAGCGATCCGTCCAGCTTCACGATCACGGAGGCCTACGGCACGGACGGCCCGGTG